ATTAGCTTCTCAGCTTCTTGGTGCATCTTAGCAATCTCAATAGCTGACTTACCTTTGTACTTCTCTGGTAATTCTTCTATTGGTTCAGGTGCTGTCTGTACTTCTTCTTGGGGTTGTTCTACTGCTGTAGAATCCACTTGAGGAGTAATCTCTTCTACTACTTCTTGCTCATTACCGTTAAACAGTTCGTCCTGTTCAATAAAGTTTGCTGCCATTTAAAGTCTCCTGTCACCGAATCAAGTGATTTTAGGATTTATGTTCTAAGGCTCTTGCGAGGTATCTTAGGCTAGGTTTTGTTTGCGTTCCTGCTTTGCTTTGTCTTCATGTCTTTTAGCCCACCTATCGTATGCGGAGACATACACTGGGTCTGTTCCATCAAGCTCTACTCTAGGTGCGGAGATAATCCGACTAGCATCAGTACCACAAACGGTACAAGGCACTTCTGTCATCTCATAATTGACATAGTGCTCTGTAATATGTCCTGCTGGACACATATGCTCATACATCCTACGCACTGCTGTCTCCCGACATGAGTTGTTCATAGGACTGTTCTGACACACTCTTGAGGCTTAGAATCCAGTTAAGAATGTCTAATTGACCTCGTTTTAGGTGTAATTCAGCTTCATTCTGAATTGGGAGAACTTGATTGAGTGCATCAAACATCTTCTGTGCATCGTCCATCAAGTCCTGCCAACCAGGTGTTGAAAACAGGCTAAACCTGTCCTCGTAATACTTCTGTAACTCTTTATCTACCATTCTTTGTCCTTTTGTTGGAGAATGTTGTATTAAAACCACATTATTTCGTCAGTCTACCACAGCTTACAGAAAAAGTCAAGCTATTTCTTACATATTTGACTGTTTTTGCATCTGTAGTTCTACAATCTTGCCTTTGTTGTCAATGTCTTTCTCTTTTAACAACAACTCAGCAATCTTGGCTCTCTTTTCAAACTCATTGTCTTGGTTTTGACCATCAATGTTGGTAGAAAGTGAGCTGATTACCTTGGCTCTTAGCTCTTCAGGCATCAATTGAGTCTCTACAGCAGTCTTTTGAGCCTCTGCTTGGTCTCTCATAGCACGAGCTTGAAGTGACTGAGTAGTAGCTTGTGACTGCTCTATCTGTAACTGCTGTGCCATCTGCTGCATTTGCTGTGCTTCAGGGTTAGGTTGGCTCATTTGGTCTAAAGTAGCCATCAATTCAGCACGATTAGCCAAGCTAGAGTTACCAATAATACCTTTCAACAACACTGGTAATACAGGTGTATCAGGTCCTAAAGTCTGTAGCAAGCCAATCATCTGTGCTTGTTCGTACTCACGAGCCATAATACCTAATGAACCAGTTGGTAAGAACTTGAAGTCAGCAGAAGGATAACGCTCAGGGTCAAACTGCATATAGCGGAAAGCAGACTTCTTGACCAAAGGAATCATAAAGTCTTCTTGGAAGTTTGTTAGTGTACGCTTGTACTTCTTGATGATGCCAGCAACAGCCATAGACATACCAGCAGCTGAAGCATCACGAGAAGCTTGAGACACTACACCTTGGCTGTCCAAAGTACCAGTGGCTTGCAACAACATTCTTTCAAACTCTTTAGCAGTTGCAGCGTTGTTCTGACTTGTTTCACCGAACTTGAATGGGAATAGAATCTCTGAAGGAGAACCATTAGTAAGAATAGCTTTACCAGGTTTAACTTCAAATCTTGAACCACGAGGTAAGCGAGTAGCGTCCATCGCAATCATCGGAGCTGTGGTCAATGCCAAGCTGTCTAAGTGACTGCGTAGCTGTGCATCAATAGCTTTTTGCATATTGTATGCTTTTTCTACTGTACCACGACCCCAGAAGCGGTTAGGCACTGTGTCATCTTGGTAAGCCACAACAGGACGGTCTTCCATCATGTATGGATTCTTTTCAGCTTTGAGCAACAAACCATCGTTAGCAATAACGACAATGGCTTCTACCAAACCTGAGTAGTTGTCAGCTGTAGAATCTTCAGGGAACAAGTCAACAACCTCATCACCTTCGTTCTCTAACTGCTCTAAGTATTCACGAGGAACAAGACCATAGTAAGTCAATAGCTTTACTTTGTCATCTTGGTATTGTGTAATCTCTTGTGTAGGCTCTAAGTCGTCATCCACACCGTATGGACCGATGTCTACCTTACGATAGATACCTTTTTCCATACCTTCAACAATCTTGTGAATAGACACAAACTTCTCAACAGCAACGCCCATTGCATCATCCACTGATGTAGCGTTAGGGTCAATCAAGAAGTTCTTTGGGTTCACAGGTACATACTTCACACAGAAGTAATCTTTCTCTTGTACACCGTAAGCAGCTTGCTGTGAGCCAGGGATAGGCATTGTTGATGGAATAAGCTCTTTCTCTTGCTTAACAATCATCTCACAAATACCAGTACCATAAATCTCAGCCATTAATTCAACTTGGTCAACAGCTTTTTTAATTTTACCTTTGTTGTCCATGTCTTCTTGTAGCTTCAACTTCATCTCTTCTACATCCATTGGATTACCGTTGTAGTCCATGATGTCATCAGAGATGTCAAAGTATTCACCGTTACCAAAGATTGCTTCAACAATCTCAGCATGGCGAGTTTCTACAGCTTGTTGTGTAGCAGGAGAGATAATACGGCTACGCTCTGAGTCACGAGTTTTGTCTTCTGCAGCCCACTGACCACGGAAGATACGCTCGTATTCTTTCCAATCTTCTAAGTAGTTGGTGTCCCGATGGTCTCTCCAACGGTCACAGTGTGATACAACAAACTGTGCTAACTCGTTGTCAGATTCAGTAGGGGTTTCCCACTGTACATTGGTTTGTTTCTCAGCCATGTTCTTCCTTTGTATTAATAGCCACTTACAACATCTAAGGCTTCCCAGTCATCTTCATCATCGTCTGCGAAGTAACTGGTCACCGCCAATTGGTCAATATAGCTTAAAGCGTCTGGTAAGTCGTCATGTACTCCAGGTGTAGGAAACATCAACAACTGGTCAACAAACTCATCAAAGTCTTCTTCAGCATTCAGAACAACTCTGCCATGCTCAAAACGACCCTGTAAAGCCCAAACAACTCTGTCTACCTTCTTCTTATTACCGTGCGTCAAATCTGCAATGTGTGCGTAGCAGTTGTTCTTTCGCATCAAATCACTGAGGTACGGTAACACTGCATTCTTCAGAGCACCTCGTTCAATACCGACTGCCATTGGCTCATATTCTCTGATGTTCTTTAAGATGTTTACTGAGGTGGTCTGAATATCCCAGCGACCCGCTTCAATCTTATCCACATACCATACACCATCATCAGTGACTTTGACTACAGCAATCGCTGATTGGTCTAGTCTCTTCTTACTGTTACCAGCATTCTTAGCCACTTCTTCAAAACCAGCTAAGTCAACTGCGATGTACCAAGAACCATGAGGAGGTTCTTCACCAAACTTAATCCATTCTTCTTTGAACAACCCTGCACCAGCGTTGTTGAAGGAAGACATATATTCCTGATTGAACGCAAAGCTGGACAGAGTCCTTTTAGCAGCTTCAATCTCTTTCTTGTCTATCGTCTCATTGTCAGCCGTGGTAAAGTGCCAAGACTTCCAATCTTCATCTTCTCCACTTTGTCCTAACTGATACCAGTCATAGAAGTGGTTTCTTCCTGACGGAGTAGAGATGAACATAGCTCTACCTTTTTTATCAGACAAAGCAGCACGAAGTACCTTCTCCCAAATCTCTGGCTTAATAAAAGCTACCTCGTCCATTACCAAGTATGTCAAAGACACACCACGGAGAGAGTCTTGGTTATCAGCACCACGAACTAATATCTTACGACCATTAACAAGAGTAATCTCTAAATTGTTAATGTGTGCAGACTTGATAATAGGACGACCTAAGTCCATCAACAAGTCCCACATAATCGTTCTTGCTTGTCCGAGTGTCGGTGCAACATACATCACACTAGAACCCTCTGGACAATTCAAACCTTCAATCAACAGCGTAACTGCAGATAATCGTGACTTACCGCAACGACGACCAGCAGCAATAACCTTAAATCGTGTAGGGTCTTTGAAGACCTCTTTCTGCCAATTCAGCAATGCGAAGTTAAGTTCAGCCATTGCTTGTATCCTCTACATCCGTAATACTAGCTTCAATGACTTCTGCAGTTTCTACAGTAGGACTATTGATACCTGTAATGTTAATACTAATCTGTGGAACTGAACCACCCTGTTTATCTTTATCAAAGTAAGACAAAGGTAATACCCTGTCAATACACATCTTTAGAGCTGCACCCTGAACTGGATGACCATCCGTCATGGCAATCTCTACAATCTTATTAATAACTTTATCGCCTGTGGTTGCTAACAACCGTGCTTTCAACTCTGCTATACGACCTGAATCACCAGCAGGTCTACCGACAACACCTCTACTACCCTTCTTCTTAGCTTTGACAGCAGCTTTAGGAGGTCGTCCTTTACGGACTTTTACTTCGTTAGTGTCAGACATCGTATCCTTTACCCCAACTAAGGGAAGACAAATTAAAAACTTTAAGACCTATATATCTATATAGACCTCTGTAAGTGCTTTTCGATATTGCTATCGACTTATTTATAAGAGGTTACTACTTCTTGTTGTTCGTAACCTAACCTACGGTAGTCTCTATATGGTGTCTCCCGACAGGGGGCTGTATAGATACTATATAGTGTGTGTTGCTGTTTGTTCAATGTAGGCGAGTGTAGCATACTTTTGAGAGTTTGTCAAGCATTATTTTATACTATATAGACCTAAAGAGTACATCGTCTACAGCGGACCTTCATAGACATTATAGGTACTCCGCAAGACCTAAAGTGTGCAGTGTCCATCACAGCCTTTATTACTTTCTTGTCTAAAGACATTATTGCTTTATTATTCAATAGCATATGACGCAGTGCAATATAGTCTATTTTACCTCTTTTGTGAGCTGTAGAGCCTACCACAACATTACAACAACACAGCCACCCCCACCCCCTATGTTAGTCTATACTAACTTTATAGACCTTCATAGACATTATAGATAATGATAATGATTCTCAATAGCCTGTGGTGTGTATGGCGATGTTGCACCTATACAGACCAACATAGTCAGTTAAGACCAGTACTAAGTTAGTCAGCACTAACATCACAGTCATTATAGGTCATAGCTAAATGATAATGATTCTCATTTGAGTCTTGTATAAGACATAAGATATATTAGTCTAAGACTATCAGAACCAGGATAACGATAGAAATAATTGTTTAGGTTGTAAGGTTGTTGTAAGGTTCAGAGCCTAAACTGTTTACATGGATAAGACGAAAGGAAACAAGATGACAAAGCAACAAACAATCAAGAGGCTCACATACTTACAAGGCATGATTGTCAAATACGCTCACAGATGGAGTAAGAGCGACAGGCTAGATGCTTGGGTCTGTGAATACAACTTAATCAGAGATGAGCTTTACGGCTGGGAATCAACACCAGAGCAGAATGAGGTTTGGTTTGAGTTCTGCAACATCACCAAAGCAACGA